GAATCTGACAGCACTAAATAGAAACGATTCAGTAGATGCTAATGGTTCTTCCCATGCTGCAAGTCCGACAGCGTCTGAGGTAAGTACTTTTCCTACTCCCGGAACACCTCCGTTTATTTGAATGGTAGTATCAACAACAAGCCTAGTGTTAGAGCCTATGGTTACTTTGTTGACATTTAACTCGATGGAGTCTGATGCGGCATCGTTCTTAATCTTAAAGCTGTTGTTTCCTCCTATTTGGACTATTGAAAAGTCGCCTAGGTTATTTTTAACTATAAAGGTTTTATCGTTGTCCGTATCAGTTAGTAGTAATTGTGAGGTGCTACCTTCAATTTCTAATTGATCAGTGACCTTTACAACTCCAGAACCAGCCGTAGCAGCATCAAGAATTAAATCGCCGTCTAGATTAGTTACAGAGATTGTGTTGCCACTAATATCGATATTTTTTTTTTCTTCTTTAATAGCAATAGAACCCGTGTTGATTATAAATTGTTGATCTAATACAATTAAGTAGTTTATATTAGCTTGAGTCCCTCCGCTGATGCCAACAAAGAATGTTTGACCACCTGTAAAATTATTAGAATCCCTAAAACCGTAAGCTCTACGTAATGTATAGTCCCCTGTTCCTGCATTATTTACAACTAAGTTGTATACACCTGATTGCTCAGGATTGACAGTGTCTGTTATCCAGTAGGGTAGTCCTCCACTAACGAGTAAAACTATGGCATCATTGAAATTTGCCGTTGTTAACCCTCCAGCAACATTCCCTGTTATCTCTGTACCATCAAATGCTATCTGTCCTGGTAAGTCTGTAGCTAAAGCAGCTACAGAAAATGGTTCTCCTGTATCGAACAAGATTACAAACAAAGGACTTAGTCCTGCTGTTGGGTCGTCTGCAAACATTGCGTTTCTAAAATCAGATTCTAGTAATGCCAAGGTTACCCCTGGAGTGGGAGTAATAACAAATGTCCAATTACCGTTAGTGCGCCTTAATATATCGCCTCTGGTATGTCCAGTAATACCTTGCGCTACTAAATCAGCGGGTTCGTTCCTTACACAGTAATTACCATCTACCGTTATGTCATCTAAATTAGTAGGGGAAATTTGATCCACTAAAAATAACGGTACAGTTGTTTCAATGTCCGTTTCTAAAACGTTTAATCTACCTTCGTTTACCGAATTGTCAAAAGCAGCACCTCCAAGGTCTCCTATAGTATTTACTGGCATAGCTTAGTTTTTAAATAGTCCGAGTTGTAATTTGATTAATCCAGCAGTAACAGATCCAGCCGTATAAACTACGCGCATAAACCGATAACCGATAAAGTTCGATCGAGTACTAGTTGTAATCGCGTCCACATCCTTGTCTAGATCATACCAAAAATCACCCTCATTCGATACTTGTAGCGTATATGTTGCTCCTGTCCCTGTTATTCCTGATGGTGACAGCGTCACAGAAAACGACTTCGCATCACTACTTTCAGTGTTAAGGTTATCAGTTGTAAAATTTGATGTCGCATCAACTGCTATTGTTTCCACACCTCCTATTTTAAAATTTAATACACTCATAATTATATATTTTATGGTTGGCTGTATTACGCATGCCTACCTGATTAACTATTCACAATCTATACAAGCATCTTTTTCAATCGGTATGCTCATCCGAAACTCAACGCCACTATAATTGGCACTGAACAAATTCTTTTCGTATCCATTTTTATTAAAGTAGGCAAATTGAGTGTGCGAAATCAAATCATATGAATCCTCCTCGAAGTCACCTATTAATGGACTTGCTTCTAACGCGTCGACAAAGTCCTCAGCTAAATTTGTCATAGCATTTATGTACTTCAAATAGTAATCTTCGGTTAAGTCACCATTTAAAATGCTATCCTCTAAGAAAAATATTTGAGCTTCAACTCTACGGCCTAAACTTATAGCAGGATTACGGTTGCGTTTCTCTTTGAATACAGCATAAAAATAAGCCATTGGGGTTACTAAAAATGAGTCCCTTTTGGTTTGGGCTGTAACTTGTTCATTAGTAGATATAACCGTTCCATAATAATAATTAGGCGCCGGTATATCAACAGTCGTTCCTAACGGACAACTAACTCCTAAGAAGGTTATAGATTTATTATTAACCAACTCCTTAACTGTAAACGGTATTCCTCCTATCTCAACTATACTCCCAACAACAAGTCCATGTGTTGCGCATACCGTCACTGTAAAATCTCCCGGCACATTATCAACGCAAGACAGTATTGGCTCGTTGAAAGTCAACAAAGCTATTAAATCACCTATTATGTCTACCGTTGGTTTGCTCATTTTGTATTATTGCTTTAAACTTATTGGATATTGAACGGTGCCAGCCGTAGTTCCGTTGGCCGTACTAACTATCCGCACAAATAAATAAGGCAAATTATCATCATCGACTGGTAAGGTTGAGGTTTTGTTAGTTGTTTCCAAGGAAAAATTGGCAAAGCGCACATCATCAATAGACACTTGTACTGAATAATCTGGGGGACCACCCACTACACCTTCCAGCCTAGGGTATACTGACCATTTATAATTTTCTTCTATTCTGATTGATGCGGATGTTTCAGTGGCAGTGGCATCATGTACGATACCGTCCGCGAATACGAAATTTAATTCTATTTGACTCATAATTCTTTTTTTTAAAACCAACTGGTTTTGCGTTTGTTTATCCCGTTGTATTCGGGGTATACTGTTTCGTTATCACAGACGAACCATTGGATAGCCTTATACGTGTTTACAGCTTCGTTGTATGTTCTATAAATCCTCGTTTCACTGCTCGATGTTTCACGTGATACCTCATTTTGATTTGCAACATCACCTGTGCTTGTGTTAGTTACTGGCTGATTCCGTACATATTCCCAATAAACAAACTCTTTTGTCATTTGGAATATACCTTCACTTTTCCATTGAATGCCACAATCATCTTCATCGATACAAAACTCATCGTATATGTCTATAAATCTTTGCGTTTGCGGATTGCCCTGCCCATCCAAATCAGCCACATACAAATCGTACAAATCACACCCTAAAAGTTCCTGTAAATAGTTCTTTTCGAAGTCTGTAATGTAAACAAGCAAATCAACAACGTTAATTTTATTTGTTGCGATTTGAAGTATCCCGACTTTGTAAGCATCTGGTGTTAATAATGGCATCTTGTTTTAGTTATTTTTTTTTCTCTATTGTTTCATCAATAATTGTAATCCCAAGAACTTGATCCTTCTCATCATTACAACCATCGCATTCATCGTGAGAACTATTGGCCATAGCTTTAATTTCTTCGTAGTTACCTACATTCTTCCTTTTGGCTAATTCTTCCAAATGGTCTTTAAGTTCTTTTTCTGTTGCCTTAGAAACATATCCTTCTTTTTTCAGTCTCGTGGCAAATGCCGAATCGAATTTTCTTACATCACCCTTGGCAAATCCTGCAATGTGCTCTTTTTTAAACTTTACAATTTCCATGATAATAATATTAGTTAATTACGTTTTTTACCTACAAAACCGCCTTACTTTCATAAGGCGGTTTGTTATCATTTAACCGTATTAAGGCTTCAGGATAGCTGCAATTGCCGCTGTGATGTCCGTTGTCTTCATAAATGCGTTTGCCAATTCAGAAGGAACTAAGAAATTCAACCTTTCCCAACCTTGTAGGTCAGCGATTTGTTTCTCCCAGTTATCTTTGTTTTGGAAAGCAGTTTCAATCGTTAACGTTTGTCTGTCAATAATCTCACCCTTTGTTGAATCAAACACATAAAGACTATTTTGTGCAACAATCGGGGTCCACATGACCATCATTCCACCGATGAAAGGAGTTCCACCAATCATAGTAACACGACTATCCAAATAGTTATTGTTTAGATCCTTTCTGGATTCAACTTCTTTGAACCAATCACACTTGTTTACAATAACAACATCGGGATCAAATCCTTCTTGTTGGCCTAACTCGATAATTTGAGTTTGCATACCAAGTATCAAATCGACCATTGTAGCGGCTTGAATAGATGCCGTAAGAACACAAGCGGCATTAGCTGCGGAAAACACTGAAGACACTGAATCAATGGAAAATAAGTTTTCGCCAATTCCATCACCTAACAGTAATTGCGAATCAATTCTCAATGCGAGGGATTCGTTTATTAATTTATTGATTCTTGCTTGCATGAAAGGATAATCATCAACGAACATTCTACAAAATGTAATCTGATCCTTAACAACTTTTGTTTCAATTGAGGAAACGGTCAACGTTTCTTTTGTATTTGATACTACTGGAGCACATTTTGCAACGTTCTGAGCATCCCTAGCAACATCTGTTTGTTGTGTGAATTTGTAAAACTCAGTAGCCAAAGGAACTACACCGAACAAGCTTCTTATCTTTGGAGCTCTAACAGGCTTATCAATTACCCCTGGTCGCATTTGCGCAAAATCTAATCCTGCATTGATGTCACCGTATGTTTGGGTTTCCTTAACTTCAATAGTATGAACCCCTCTATTCTTTTCTGCTGACTTCAATTCGTCTAATCCTTCATCCCAGGCCTTTTTCAAAGAGCTTTCAAAGGTCAATGGCAATTCCGTACCACCTTTATCAATTTTGGCAATCAGTTCGCCTTGATTTATTTGAACTTTCTCCAGATTATCAAACATCAGTTTTGAGGCTGCAAGTTGTTCTGTTAGCCTTTCAACCTTGTCCGCGTCTGTTTCAGAAGCGTTTAATTGTTCTTGAAGTTTGGCAACTGTTTCAACTAGATCTTGTTGTACTGCCTTGTGGTACATCGTTTTCTCCTCAGTTGTTAGTTTGTCAAAGTCCGATGTATCAAGCTTACTAAATGTTTCAACACTATCAACCAACTTCATCCATGGCACCAAAGAACCAAGTTTAACAGCTATGGCACTACCACCAATTACACCGGATACTTGTAGGCTATCCACCAGTGTTATTGTGTCGATTCCGTTACAAGCCATTACCATACCCACAACTACAAATGCAATCATAGTTAATGCAAATACTTTAAGATTTTTAGCAAATCTTTCTTTCCTTTTTTTCATTTTAATTTGTTTTGTGATGAATCTTTATTTTAAATCCATCTGATTATTATTAATTATTATTACCAACCTTCAAAGAATCCTTTCTGAGTGTCCTCAGGCGGCTCAGACTTAGGAGTGATTTCAATCGGCTCCTGTTTTATATTATTATCTAGTGTCGGTGTAATTTCGTTACTTCCAAATAGTACCGCGGAATTCTCAATCAGCTTTATCTCTTGAACGACCCAAAAGAAACCTCTTTTTTCTGCAACCTCTTTGTTAATTACCTGATCTAAATGTTTGTTCCAAAAGTCAAATTCTTTTTCGCTTTCTTCATCATTAATAGCCAAGTCTAATTTCATATATTGTAAACCAATCGAATGTTGGTTGATATTCCCCATTTTATACTGATTGAAAACCTTTTCGTTGTAGCTTTTCATTATATCAGTGATAAATACGATTGCCTGTGTTGTTCCGGATCCTTTAATGCCCAACTCTGCAAATGACAAATCACTTAATAAAATGTCTTTTACCTCCCCAACCTTTGCGTCAATCCTATGCTGGTGATCGTGAAGGTGAGGTATAATGCCTTTTCTTTCACTAATGGATTTGGCTGCTGAGTCTGGCAATAACATATCCATGTGTGAGTCAATCCAGTTCGCCGTATTAGCAACAACCTTTACGCGTAATATATCAACATCTTCAGTAACGGCGGCATTTCCTTTTGTTGCATTACCATCTTTTGATGGTCCGACATTTGAAGTCTTGAAGCTTACACAATCAGCATATATTGGTAATGACTTCTTTTTATCAACCAAAGCCTTCTTATTATCGATAAGATATTTAAAAAGCTCCTTTTTTGTCTCGAATTCTGGAATATGTACTCTCATTTTTTCACAATTTTGTTGCCCTTAATAATCTTAGACTTTATTTTGATAGCCTCTTTTAAGGCCTTAACATCAACTTTGACCTTTTTCTTAACCATTACCGTCTGTATTAGTGTTCTCAGTTGTTCCCATTATCCTTATAGCCTTATCCTCGCTCATGTCAAATGAGATCATTAACGTTTCAATTGCGCTTTCCCTGCTTATCTTGTTCTCTCCGACCCTCATAACCACATCAGTTATTGCTTTGGACATCTTAGCCTGTTTGTCTACTTTCTTATTCTGATCATCCTGAAGGGATTCGATGGAGCTTATATCTGCTCTCACGTTGTAATTGGCGTTATCTTTTTCATTCCACCCAGGGGTAACAAACTCGTTGTAACCAAGATAATGCCTGTCTAATGCAGGAAGGACGGCATTTACATAAAGAGACTTTTGTCCTTCCTTGAGGTTGTTAAACTTCTTGTTGGCAGGGTCATTAAAATTTGAGGAATCAACATGATAAGCATTCGCTAATTGTCGCATGGTTAATACTCCACTTTCGATTAGCTTCATATCGGCAGGTGATAAACCGAATTGAGTGTACTTAACCCTCGCTGTTGTTCCTACAATCTTGTTGAACTTGTCCGCTCCTCCAATTTTGTGATCAATAGTACCCTGTAAATCCTCTGATTCCTCAGGGGTCATTGGATTGTCGCCCTCTGAACTAATCATTCCGTTTGCGCCTCTGTTCTTGAATACGCTCTTAGACGCAACGGCCTGTTCATTAGAAGCCATTAAAGTATTGAATGCCGCTTGTAATGGTGATAATCCCATCTTGGACCTGAATCCCTCAATGGTTGGATTAAAATATTTTATGTGTTTGACTTGTTCCTGCGTGAATTTGAATTTTTTATTATTGAACATTACTTCATAAGATTCAGTCGTGTCAAACAGTTCAGTGCCCGATACTTTGATTGAAGTAAGCTGTGGTGGTATTAAATTTAGTGTTGTATACAGGCTATCTGAAAATCCTGAGGGTGTTGTTCCTGTGATTAACTCATTTCCTGTGGTCAATTGATACCCTAACGCATCCTCTGTAAACTCAAACCTGTTTTGTTTCTTGTTTGGTTGATGAACGAAATCAAAGAAGTTGCCCGATTCAATTATCTCTATTTCTCCGTTGGGATTCTTATTCTCAATTATTACTGGTATAGACGCCCCTGTTCTAATGATTCTCGATATGATTGAGTATACATCTGTGTTGGATGCGTACCCGTCACGTACTAATTTATCAAGATTATGGTTGTTAAATACGAATCCTTCTGAAAATACTGTTGAATAGGTTATGTTACTGTTACCAAAGCTTACTTGATCGTGGCTTGTGAGCGCTTTATAAGCGTTGTTTAACCTAGTTTTAAGAGAGTTCGCTTGCCTTGCCATTAATTATTGATAATAATTAAGTAAGCTAGCCCTTATGGTATACAAATGTATGTAAAAATATTTAATAAACAATGGAAAGTAAAATATCCGTCCTTTTACAGAGGAATGCTTTTGATGTGCTGCCCTCCCCTACTTTAAGGGGCGCCTTTAGTATGTTTATCGTGTTACCGAAATCATATACACATGTACTAACACCTTTACAATAAACAACGACCTTACTGTAAACGGTCTTTACTTGCCGTCATACCCTATTGAAAGGTGTACGTAGTACCTTCAGGATTGTATGATAATAAATAATGTTCATCTTCAAGCAGATATTTTATAAGGCAAAGATAGTAATTTAAAATGATTTGTGCTTTACTCTTTGCTTCATGAACTCAGTGGCGAAATATCTCATGGCATCAATCGAATGGTTATTAATCGCGATTGGTTCATTTGTAGTTTTTCCAGATTTATCGATCTTCCATGAATATTTACGTAATTCTTTTATTGTATCCGTGCTGTTTTCGGTGACATAGAATTTATTCTCTTGGAGTAACCCTATTCCAAAATCAATACTATCCTTTGTCCATTTGTATTTCCTAATAGATATGCCGTATTGAAGAATTTCGGCTATGGATTTAGGGTCTGATTGGTCAGCAATAGTGGGTTTACCATAGTTGGCTCCAGACTGTTTTACCAACTTAGCTATGCCTTTATTAAACAATCCCGTTTGGTAAATAAGCTGGTCAAAGTATATTGAATTATTACACTTGCTTCCGGACAGCCAGGTTGTAGGGTCGTTAGTAAATCCAAAATCCATCCCAAACCCTAGCAGAGTACTGTCTTTTGGCGCCTCTTTTACTATGTCCCACTGTACGCCTTCCTGAAAAATAACACCCTCCAGACTTCCAATTAATCCGTCCAGATAAACCTTACACCAGTTGGCCCAATGTTTATCTTTAATGTTAGATTCCTTGTACAATTGCTCTACTGGTAAACCAATATTATAGAACGCTTTTCCTTTCTTTATCTGTAACTCTTCGAGTATAGTCTCAGGTAACCCCTCGTTGTCTCTATAGGTTAAAATTAAGAAGTCGGCCTCTTTAGTATCAACTAGATGTTCATGGGCCCAGAATCTCTGGTGAGGGTTAAAGTCTAACCATATATCACCCGTGGTACGCATCATTAACGCATCGGCAATATCAAAGTTTATGTAAGGGGCTTCGTTTATAAATAAACCGGTACGCTTACCTGCTGCCTCTGCATCCCCTACAGTAGCAAAAGAACTAAATTCGATGTAGGACCCTTTTGTAAATGTATACTTCTTATCAGTTGCGTTATAATTGTCCTCAATCCACCTATTAGTTTCCATCATGATCTTCTTAAAATCCTTGATTACCCCTTTCTTTAGGGCTGGAACTGACTCGGCAACGATGGTATATTCTAAGCCTCCACTATTTGCACACTGATTGATTATGATTGGTAGTATTCCGTAGGTCTTACCTGCCCACGTACCGCCTTGAATGACCTTCTTTCGATTGGTTAGTGCTAGTAGTTTGTTTATTGCGGTGGTGCGTATGAACATTAGTATTAAGTTGTTTCCTTTTTGGAAATATCTGCATTCGCTATTTCGTCTGCATTTCTGAATGCTTCGCGGTAGGCTTCTGTACGGTTTCCGCTTATGTCATCAATAAACCGTACAGCCATACCATGCCAATAATAACCACCATCATGATCGTGGAGCCTTATTGCGTTTACATGAAGCCCCAAGCTATCATAATAAGCCAAGTAAACGCCTATCTGCATTTCAAAGGGTGCGTGAATAAAGCTGTCAAAATAGTAATTATCATTTGCACATTCCAATCTAATGGTACAATTATACCATATTGCGCACCGTGCTTTATTCTTTCCGGTCACTATTTCGTCTAATTCGAGGTTGGGTAGTAGGGCCATAGGTTATTTCTTTTGTAGATTATAAACAAAGTTATTATAATTTGTTAACTCTTCCTTGGTGAACTTGTCAAGATCAACAGAAACCAGTCCACCCATCCATGTAAAGTAGGGTAGATTGTTATCATCCAGGTACTGCTTTATGTGTTCTGATCTTGTCATAATTTTAGTTATTATTGTATTTCATGAACCCCTATAAACATTGGGCTTAGTCTACTTGTTACACGCGGTGGAGACAACTTTAATCCCCTATTCCTATTCAACTCAAAAAGCCTCACTATTATGGCTAATACTTTCATGGCTTCTTATTTGGTTTAACGTCTGGAAACAGTGGTTGCTCTGATTCTATCGTGTTATGCTTCTTGTCTACAAGCCCTAAACTACGTGCTATGATGTTGGCATTTAGCATGTCAGATGCAGCCCCGTTGAACTGCTGCGTGAAGATAGTGTCCTCGATTTTTTCAATGATTGCTAAATAATCTTTGGCTGATTTGGATGTACTTTCCTTATTTACTGTCTTAAATGTCCTGAAATAAGATGCAGAACATCCAAGGTATAAGCATAGTCCTGTTTTAGTGAAGGGGATCATTTTCTGGGTGTATCCCTTTGTTATAATGCCCTTGCTATGGAATAGCTTTTCCTCTTGGATTGGGTTCTTTAGACAGTCGTTGAAGTACTCCGTAGCTGCCTCCCATAGTAGGTCACCATCTTTGAATAGTTTATCTCTACCGTGTTTAGCTCTTCTTTCCCAGAACTTGTTTCCAATCATCTTGCTTTCGGTACCTTTTTTCTTTTTAGACATAGTTATCGAATTTAGTTTTTTTTTCTTGGTTATCCTCAGTATCAATTATATGAATCGTACCACCCACATCATATATAACCTCAAATACTTCACTTATCCCCCCTTCGTTACGAACGTTTTTTGGATCTGATTTGTATATTCTAATAAACCCCTTTTTTATGGGGCGTGACGCTATTCCTGTTATTTTACCTGTCATGTTGTTGGTGGTTTATATGGTTTGTGTTTGTATCGTATTCTTTGTATCTGTTGTGTCCACTCTTTGAAATTGGCTTCATCTAATTCGAAATGTAACTTAAAGTTAGGACAAATAAATTTAATCGAGTCAACATACCCGACTATTACCATGTTAGAATTATCGTATCCACGCTCGCTAATGCGTTGAATTTCTGAGTTTGGGTGTTCTTTTCTTAACTGTTCCAACGCCTCATAAAACTCCTTTTTTTCGTGGTCAGTTGCTGTGGTTACTAAAGTCATGATTTCATTATTATTTCTATTGCAATAACTAAGACCCACAACCCGAATCCCAATATTACTATTAAGCTTATAATTCCTACAACTTTCAGTACTGTTACAAGGGCTTTCATACTCCAAATGTTTTTTTAACGTGTTTAATGTACTTTTTAAGCGACTTATAATCATCACCAATAGCTGGGTGAAATGTATCCCAATTCCCAGGTGTACCTATGTATAATACTGTAACATTGTTCCATGGGTAGTAAGATACTTTAGCTTTATTATATACATGGAACTCGTATACGGTGGATCTTTCTACTTTTACAAACCCCATACTCCTCAATTCGTCTGTGGTGACTGTTTGAGGTTCTTTTGGTTCCTTTTCAATATTAGGCGATAGTATGCCGTCACTGTTATACATGTTCGTATTACATCCACAACTACAAACCCCAATGACCACATATTTACCGTCTACAGTTAACCCAATTTCTTCACCTGTTTTTTTACAGTGTGTGATTGATGCATTCTCTTTTAACCAGTCTTCTTCTAGTATCTTCAGCTTCTCATAAGCCATATTACACACTTTGTCTGATATTTCATCTATGTTGATTGCTTCATTCTTTATTGAATCCATAAACGCCTTAAGTCCTGCTTCTTTAGCGGATTTAGTTATCTTTTCATCTAGCTTTTCTCTAAATTTCTTGCTCATTTTGTTATGATTTTTTGGTTTATTTGGAGTTACTCCCTCTTTAATTGTTCTGGATTTTGGCGGTTCTGGAGGACGGGGTATGTTTTTCATATTTGGAAATACCATTTTATCCTTACATTGAATCTTTTCGGGCATATCACTTATTTTTGAATCGTGTTCTTCCTTGTATTTTAGTTGTTTACCTGTTAATGCTTGGTATAGGTTTTGGAGTTGGTGAACGCATTCAATCCTTGTTATGAATTGCATTTCTGTAAAATCACATTCAGAATGATTAAATACTGAAAAGTAATCCCTTTGTATCCCCGTTCTCACAACTATATTTTTATGCGGTTTTTTATTACCGATATGAAATTCAAGATAATTAACGTGCGCAGCATATTTCTCAAACCCCAACTTATCCAGTTGCTCATAATCTAGCGGGATGCCATCAAAAAGCTCTATTTCAAAATTAGAACTTTGAAGCGATATATCATGCCCATCAATCTCATGTAATGAGCCATTTTCTAATACATAATTACCTACCATTAAATCAGTTGCTTTCATCTTGTTTTTTTTAGTTATAGCGTCTCTAAATCGTGAGTCTGTGGCTCCAAACGGTAAAGAATGTAGCTTATCAACTTCTTTCTTCATTTCTTCAAATTCCACATGAGTTAACAAGTGCGGATTTAGGACAGTACTATATGTCATTTCGTTTGTTTCTTGGTTGACAAATAGAACTCCTTTAACCTTTGGGTTATCCAGGCACTCATTTTCCTTTTCTATTGGCTTCTTCATAGTCCTTGTCCATTTGTTGGTTGATTAGTAGTTGTGCTTGGTCGTCAATATACACGGAACTAAACTTAAATACATCGCTGTTTGCGTTATACAAACAATCCTCACACTTAATTGATTTAAGCAAAGGGCATTTGTCAGGGTTGTACACTTGGTGTATGCAGGTTATTTCTTTCATTTGTCCTCGATTTTAACTATAGTTGTAGTGCCATCATAATTAGCATACATAAATCCTTTCTCATACGGAGCACTTTTTAAAAATGATTGACCACTGGGCGTTAATATGCCAGTTAATGTTGTTGGTTTAACATCCTTATCACTTGTAATTGGCACTTTATACCATCGCTTTTCAGTATCTTGTGTGTCGTTTACAAATACGGATTTCACCTTACTTACGACTACTCTGGACACCTTGTATTTAGATTCACCACAAGGGCAGATTTTTACTTTATTTGTTTCGCTCATAGTAGTTTGATTAATGATTTTAAATGATAGCACTTTTGTTCGTCAGATTTTAATTGAGCTTTAACAAATTTTTTTCTACCATCGGTTACGATTGAAGAATTAATCTCTCTTTTTCCTTCAATTATGTGATTATTATATTCTTTTGCTTTTTCCTCTAGCACCTCTTTTAATTCTTCATCTTCCATAGTAGTAGTTTTTAATCGTTGTTTTCATCACATTCACAGTCATACCACCCCCATTCAGGGCCAATGTTTTCAGGTAATTGATAATTTTGGCTAAATGTCATATTTAAACCGCCAATACTGGGGTTGACCCAAACATCATAAGGATCGATTGAAAATGTAATTACGTAATTGATGTTTAATTTATTCATGGCCATAGTTTTTTAACAACTTTCCTTTTGTAGATTTTACCCTTTTTATCCATACCAAAATTACCAATAAAACAGTAACCGTTATTTTTCCATTCTATCCGTGTCAAATAGAATGCCCAATAAATACGGCTGAATACCTCTTTTAACGCCATTTCAATCACTAGAATTACTTTGCTTCACATGGCTGGTCGATTTTATTACCCTTGTTTGGCAAATGTTCAATTGTTTGTTTGGAATACCGTTTAATCTTAGTGATTTACGATGTTTCAATTTGGCTTCTTTTAATTTCTGCTTGTCTGATCTGTCCATTTTCTTGTTTTTACTGAAATATATTAACCCCTGAATGAACAACTGTATCTCTTCCTATTGTTACTTTGTAGCCCTCTTTCGGTATGTCTTGATTTACTGTTTTTAATTCGAAGTGATGCCCACTAGAACCACGAATGATACTATCCTCTTTTTCTTCTACGGTAAATACCTCTATGTAACCGCTATATTTAGCGTATTGGTTTACATTATCCCCTATACTAACATTATCGTGAAGTATTACACCGTTCTCTAGGTATACTCCTTTGGCTATGTGTATGTTTCTAGCTGCTAACAATAGACCTAGTTTTGGGTTAGAAAGATCTGTATATTCCTTTCTTAGTCCACCATTAACGGCTGTTGTTATATAAATAAATTTTTCTTCTTTCATGTTATTTGTTTTAAAAAGAAGGGAGTTTAACCCCTTCTTGAATTATTATTATGCAGCTTCTTTTTCGTCTTCTACCTTACTGATATTTCCCTTTTTGAAGTCCTCAGATAGTCCTTCTTTTGGTTCAAAATTCATTTCCAATTGCGCTTTCTTTCCTTCGAACAAATACGCTTGGACTTCCTCAGTTAGACTATTAACAATGTCCTGAACCTCGCCTTCGAATTTGAATTGATCGTTGTTCAGTTTGATATTAGGGCTGTTTAAAGCTGTTTTAGAGCCGTTTTCTTGCGCCATAGTACCAGAGATAACAACAGACCTTTTATCCTTATCACCATCAATTTCTCCAGATATTGATACGCCAGTAATATTGATTTTCTTCATTTGTTCCGAATGAACATTTTCAATGACTTCTAAGCACGTTTTAAAGGCTGTTTTCACTTTCGCGTCCAATCCCTTAGATTTAGCAAGAACAAGCATAGAATCCATCCCGTAACACTTAGAAAGGTATTCTTTGAGCTCATTCACCTTTTCAATTAAGTCAGGATGCGGATTTATAGTGTCTTTTACTTGAAAAGTTTTGGTATCTGTAATACCTTTTTTCTCGTTTACTTCTTGATAGTGCGCTTCTAAGCCTCCACCATTCAACAATTTAACTTTTGCTAAACTGAAATTTTTCATGTTCTTCATATTTATTTAAGATTTATTTGATTTCTTGGAGGTATTGAATTTGATTATCATAGTGTTAGCCCTTTATTTATTTTCAAATATAATCAAAATAACGTTAATTGAGAAATGTGTTGTTTTATCCTTTTTATCGAATCGTTGTAATATTCAGGATCTATAATAGCCAAATCAAAATAATTATCTGGATAACGCGCCATTAACACCATGTTATCTTCATTTGTAATCGTTATTTTATCAGTTACTTTCATCTTAAAATAGTGTTAATTTTTCATCCTGTTGGTTATTCTCAATAAAATCGATTGCTCCTAAATCAGTTGGATAAATACCAATTAATCTGTTGAACATGAATCTGGCACTGATTGAATCGGTTAGTACAAATGTGTCGAATGTTCTAATTAGCTTTCTTACAAGCGCTAATTTTTCAGCAATTTCAGTATCGAGCAATCCAATGTATTTGTATTCTTTTTGCAGTCCTATGTCAACGTATACAGCGTATCTCTCACCGTACCTACTTATTAACCCATCATAATATTGACGCTCTCTACCGCCTCCTAAACCGTTTTGATTGCAGTCGCTTTTCTGGCTGTGTATGTTGTGCAAGTTCCAAGCTAAAGACATATTCTTTCCTTTACTATTGAAGTGCCCCCCATCTTGCTGTTTGCCGTACGGTTTACCACAATCAATGCATAAGTACCCAAAGTGGTTGTCAATCATCCTAGCAAGTTTCTGGCATTCATCAGATAGAAACTTCTTGTATTTCCTTGGATACAGATATGGGGCTTTCTCTGTCTTTTCGGCATCCCATTCCTTTTTTTGTTGCTTCCTTGCTTTCTCCTTTTTATACTCCAATTCCATTTGTATACATTCATCCTTTTCCATACAATGTTTTTGCAGAAAAACTTTTGCTTCAAACTTATCTTTGCAATTTGGGTTGTTACATCTCATGTTATTTGTTTAAAATAGTTTCCCTTGATTGACATTATTGTCTATTATTATTCCCCTGGCTAAATTGAATATGTGTAATCCAGTTTCAGGATGTACACAATTTCTTAATACTTGTCTATCACAGTGATTCCCGTTTAAATAAACATTTGGGAAATTATCAAAACCCAACCACTTACATAAATCCTCCTTTGATGAAGCTAACAAATCTCCTCTTTTTGGTATTTCATTTTTAGTTATTACGAAGTTAGCCCAAAAACAATGCCGATCAGTTATCTGCGGCGGTATTAATGGTGTATAATATGGTTTAACATTTTCAACCACATATTTTCCTTTAAAAAACTGTTGTAACATCAGTATTTCTTCGTATAACTTCATAGATGGATATTTTGTTTTTCGTCTGTTTTTACCACTTATTGCCATTCTACTATGAGTCGGACAAGGTGGACTACTCCAAATAAAATCAAAATCACGGTAATATTCCAATAGATATTCGTGAGCATCCGTAATTATCACTTTATCATTTGGAAAAAATCCTTGGTATATTTTTGATACTTCTTCATTAGATTCAATAGCAGTTATATCGTGTTTATCTCCCCATAACTTTCTATTTCCTCCTATGCCGGCATATAAATTTAGTACTTTCATAATTTCTTTCTAAAAAGGTGTATCATCATTAGTTGGGAATTGGCTACTTTCTTCTTCCCAATCTTTAAACTGTACGTATTCCGGGATAAATTTCATTTTAATATTCTTTAGTTCTCCGTTTCTGTTTTTCTTGATTAAGCCTAATGCAAGCCCTTTAGGTGAGTTTGGCAATTCGTAATAATCCGGTCTAAATAGGAATTGAACCACATCGGCATCCTGTTCAATGGCTCCTGAATCACGCAAATCTGACAATTGGGGCTTCTTTGTAGATCTACTTTCAACACCTCTTGACAATTGGCTTAGCACAATTACGGGCACTTTCAATTCCTTTGCTAAAAGTTTAAGCGTCCTAGAAATTTTACTTACTTCACCTTCTCTGTTGCCTTTGAATCCAGGGTATTCAATAAGCTGCATATAATCAATCATTATAATATCCAACTTGCCTTCAAGATGTAGTTGAAGGCATTTTGATTTTATGCCTTGAATTGTCATGATATGATCAAAAATATGTAGTTTCTCGCTTATTAAAGGGGAAATTTTCTTATTATATGCTATCCAATCTTCATTTGATAGGTTCCCTTTTTTTAATTTTTTATGATGAATTTGAGTTTCTGCCGAAATCAACCTAATAACTAAATCAATGTCAGACATTTCTAAGCTGAAAAAGGCCACGTGCTTTTCGAAGTCAACAGCTATATTACGTGCCATGGTTAATACATAGGATGTTTTACCCATAGATGGGCGTGCAGCAATAACGATTAAGTCAGTATCCTGCCATCCTCCTGTGGTATCATCTAATTCTTTGAATCCTGTCTGTATACCGCTTATTCCTTCGTTTTTTTCAGCTTTTTCGATTTCTGTAGTTGCCAATCTTATCAAATCTGAAATACTTTTTTCTTCGTTGGGCTCGATCATATTTAACAGTTCGGAACCAATGGTTGAAATGAGCTCGTTTGTGCTTAAAACGTCAATAGTTTCATCGTATGCCTGAGTAATTATGTCAGAACCTAATGAGATTTGTTTCCGTTTTGTGTACTTTTCCAGTACTATCATTGCGTGATACTCGATATTAGCCGTCGAGGCGACCCTGTTTGTTAACTGCGATAAAAGATAAGCACCACCAACCAATTCAAGCTCTCCCTTTTTCTTTAGTCTATTGGTGATAGTTAAAATGTCGATTGGATCAGAGTCATTATCTAGGTCCAAACAAGCTTGGTAAATCTTTTGGTGCTTATCCTTGTAAAAACATTCAACACTCAATATCTTTCTAACACAAAACATCGCTTGTTTTTCAAGCAATATAGCCCCAATCACAGCCTCCTCCAAGTCAACCGCCTGAGGTGGTAACTTTCCATGCTCCAGTACTTCCCTTTTAACTAATCGTTGTGATTTTTTCATTTTAGGCTTTTTTAAAATCCGTCAAATTCTGGAAGATTATAAAATTCCTCTCCGTCCATATCTTCATAGTTGATTATGATTTCCAAATCTTCTTCTGGATTATCTAGTATTTGCTGTTTTACAACCTCTAGTGCTTCATCTATTGCTTGAGCGCTTAAATAGAGAGTTGCCTCTTCACATGTTACTTTTACTACTTTCATTGTTTTTTCCATGATTTCTATTTTTAGTATTGATTTATATTATATGATTTATCAAAGTCATTTTCTAGATTATAAACTCGCTGTAGCGCTCTTCTAAGTTTTTCTTTGCCAGACCCATTACAAGCGCAATCACCTCCGAAATGCGACCCAACACCTTCGCATACAAAACAATCAATCTTTATTTGAGCTAAGGTTTTATCGTTTATTCTTTTTCTGCCCCTTCTTTCTCCTTTCATAGTTTCTAGTATTTATTTATATCGAATGACTCCTTAGTTTCGCCATTCTTTTGATTTTTAGATTCATTCTTTTTTGATTTTAAATGTTCCAAGAAAACGATATAGTACTTTATACCCTCTTTATTTGATTTTCTAAGCTTATGTATGCTTAAGAAGTTTCGACTCCAGAAATCATCGTTTCTGATACCCTTAACAACTAATTTAATATGCTTAAAAGGTATCTTATCTATCCTATTCAATTCGTCAATAGTTTTTAACCAAGTTATTTTCTTTTTCTTCGTATCTGGATGTAAAGACTTGGGGAAATGATCTAAAATAGAATTAAAACACTCGTTTACCTCGATAGAGTAAACTTTTTGTTTATTTATATCATTTACATTATCATTAACACTTACATTAACACTTACAGTTGATTTCGTTGAACGTTCTTCAACGTTCGTTAACGTTCGTTGACGTTCGTTGATTTCTTTTTCCTTCTTTAACCTTCTTGATTCAGCACTCAGTTTTCCAGCTACAGAGTACTGTTCCCTCTTCTTTTCATACTTGATTAAGTCACGTTTTAATTGCTGCTTAATAGGCTCACACACAGCAGAAAGCAACCCTTCTAGTGGTTCAGGGTAATTATCGTTAACATAATCTAAAACCCATTTAAAGACCTTCCCGGCATCTTCATTTGATAGTAGCTGAGTGGTGTGTATTAAGTCTGAGTATAATACGAATGATTTTTTTTCTTTCATGTCAAGTATTGTTTTTCAAGTTGTTTAAAGAAGTGTGCAGGAACTTGAGACCTCATTGAACAGAACCGCTAAGTATCTGACACACCACAAATGTAACTTATTATTTTAACTTTCCTTGGTTTTTAGCTCGTAAATATTCCTTACCATCAAATTTCTTTGTACCTAAATCCTTCCTTTTATTATGTTCTTTCTTGATAGATTTAGATGCATTATAAGCCTTTATCCTTTCTAATTTTGACATTTGACCATAGAATTTATACATCACTTTTCCTATCATATCAGGTAATTGTTCTAATGAAACTTTCCCTGGTTTATCAATCCTTAAATCCTTTGTAATGCATAGTTCATCCAGAACATCATCGGTGTAATTTATCTTATCTAATCCATAATAAGCCGAAACTAACACCTTATTTCTCTTTGAATCCAACATCATTTGTACGGTTAGATCACGATAAGAACTGTAACCGAATCCTAACACTGATTTTCTGGTCATTGTTCTGCATAAAATTGAATCACTCATAATTTTTGATTTAGCTTTTTAAAAATATTAACTTGTTTTACATAATTTCTTTCCTCTGATTTAGTCCATTTATCACAAGTATGAACGGTCAAGAAAGATTCCAATCTACCCTGTAATGGCTCTGTCTTTTGTCTAAAACCATTCTTATCAACAAAGGATTCTAAGTACTTTAATTGTTTTGGATTTTGCTCTAAATGGTAGTTGAATAGTCTTAGACAAACCGAAATTGAGGAAACCGAAACATTAAACAGATCACAAATTCTTACTCTATTCCTTGGAAAGGCTTTATCTAAAACATAAAGCAATACCCTTCTTTTTGAGTCTGAACGCGTGATATTGTTATAGATTGGCAAAGATGCCTTGTTGACTTCATTTTCAATCAGATGTTCAATGTGAGTTTTTGACACCATCATCTTAATTTTATCTGTTTTTGCTATTCCTGGTATAAAGTAATAATTCATGATTTTTGTTTTAGATTGTGAATTTTTTCATTTCAGTAATTCCCATTTTAACACGCTTGGTTAAAAGGATCTTATCCTCTTTTGGAATGTCAAATTGCATAATATTTAGATCTTGATACTTTTCCCCTTTAATTAAATAAGGGAGTTCGTCATCTATGGCCCAATTAATAAATGCATATCGATTATTTTCTTCACCAATTCTTTCCTCGGCAAGCTTTCTAATATCATCCAAATCTTCCATGTAAGGCACGTAAACGATTAGTATGGCTTTATCCTTATCACAAAGTATTGCGTTCGATACAAGTTGCCAGTAGTACGTATGATGATTCTTTTTGAGCATTTCAATTGATCCAGTCTCGTCAAAATCTTTTAACGACTTCATAAGAGTACAAAAACTTTTCAAGGTCCATGGACTTTTAATATCTCCAACTTCAACATCAGTTATTATATCCGGCATTCCAGACCAATAGTCTTTGTATTCTGAATGATAAAATCTTTCCTTTGAAACCAAGGAGTAATTTAACCCCATTTTATCAAACGCCTGTTCTTCGACTAAGGTTCCCCATGCAGTTGAACGGGCGCTATTCTCAGTGTTCAAGGATCTTCCCAGATCACGCTCCATTACCTTCTCGTCAATATAAGTATGATATGTTGCTCCAACATTATCAATAGTAAATGCACCCTTTCCTTTTGACATTAAAGCAGATATTCCGCTGCTACTAAATGATCCTTTTCGGTTATTATCCATCTTATTTAGTTCCAAAAAATAACTTAACATCCTCCTGTCCGGATCCAAACGGGTGTGCTGCAGTACTTGCAAGTAGTCTTGGTATTGAATCTATTACTTTCAATTCATACTCATACCACCAAGAATTATGCTCTGATCTGGGATTGCAACCTTGTATGTAGCTAATGGAAGCCTCTGTACCTCCTTTGATTGTTTCTTTTACAATTGCTATTCCACCATTTGGTGTTTTAACTATATCTAATGCCTTCATATTAATTTAATTTAAAAATTCCAATTTCAACGATTTTGCCACCGTCATTTAAGAATCCTGTTGTTTCAATATCTATTATTAATATCTTTTTCATGTCAAAGTTGTTTTAATAGATTTATTGCTTTTTTGTAGCTTGTCTTGTCTTCAGTATCAATAATTCGTTGAATATTCATATCATCTTCTGGAGATAAATTTTCACTTTTTAACTTGTAAAGCTCTTTCAGATTTTCAATGTTATATTCAATGTTGTTAGTGTCTACTAACACCTCTCTAAAGTCCTCCTTATTGTAGACGTCGGCAGCTATTCCAATCTCACTAGCACACTTCTTTAAACAATCCGTTGCAGCTGCTTTCATATCGTTACCAACTGACAAGGGAACATCAGTTCCCCTCCTAAACATTATGTCCTTGTTTCCATACTGCATTTTAACAATGGTATTTCCACCACTACGACAAGTCAAACGACCTTTTACGACCACTTCTTTTGCTTCTAATAGTATTTGTTCATCTACAATTTCAAAATCCCAATCCCAACCAAACATTAAGTTTAGCATTTTTTTCATATATCCACCTGACACGTAATCCCAAGTACCACCACCTTTAGCGGGTCGCGTTTTTAAGTACTGTTTAGGCGTTTTTCTTAGTATTATTGCAAGTTGACTCGCGTTTAATGAATTGTCTTCGACAAGACTCAAATCGGCCTCATTTACTAAAGCGAGTTTATTTTTTTCTGACATATCCGTTATATTAAGTTTTCAAATAGTGATTCCCCTTTCTGGGTGTAAAGTCTCATTAACCGCTCTGTTACTGCTGAGCAATTCACTTTTACACCGAGGTTTTTCTTTTTTTCTTCAGTTATTTTGACCTCAAATTCTGATTTTATAATGATGTTCAAATTAATATTGTATCTCTTTTTCATGTTTATTATTAAATGGTTAGTAAATTACTTTCTTTAGCATGGCAAACTATCGTTTCAATGGCCTCTGCCCCGTAGAAATTGATAAGATGCTCCCTGTTTCCTTCTCTATTGTACTGATCATAAATCATGTCAGCAAAGGTTATGATCTGCTGTTTACCGCTTAGAACTAGTTGGGCAGCCATCCCGGTAAGGGTGTCTTCTTCGGCTATCTTTAATACAGCTTCTTTGATTGTCATTTGTGTATTTATCATAATATTCAGTTGTTAATTATATAATTATCTTTTTTATTTTAACCGTCAGTTCATGAACAGTAGCGTATCCCCTGTCAAGACTATAGAAGTAAAAAGATATTGTATTTTTCCCATTTTTAAGCTTTATCGGTTTGTCGGCCATTGAGCAAGCAAACATATTCTTCGCTTGGTCTGGCTCGTATCTAAACCTAGCCTTAAATATGGATGACGTGTTTATCATAGGGTAACAGTTTACAGATCCGCCCTTTTTTGAGTTCTGAATTATGGATGAAAAGCTAAAGTAATAATCACCCCCAGAGGCCACTATAACGTTGCTTATCTCTGTCCCGTTCTTTGGATACGATAAATATTCAATAGCTGTGGCCGTGCTATTGCTTATCGACTCCATTCTTGTAAGGATAAACTCTTCCGTTTTACCCAATCTACCACTATGTATTACAAATCCCATTTTAATTATTTTAAGTATTATTTCGTGAAAATTCCGAGTTCTAAATTTACATTTCCAGCAGCAACCCCACCTGCCCTATATTCTATCCTCATAAACCTGTAACCCAAGTGGTCTGATCCGGCACTGTCTTCTTTTACATTTACATTTGTAGTGGACAGATCCCATTTATACCAGAACCTGGCATTATTTGACACCCACACATCAAAAACAGGCGATCCACCGACTATGCCTAAATCTTCAAAAGTTATAGACCATGTGAAATCTTTTGTTCCTACAAATTCGAACGCGTCCGTTGTGAAGTCTGAGTTTGCTGGTACGTTATTGGTTTCTACGCCTCCTATTTTAAAATGTACTACACTCAGTATTTCACCCTCTAGCTGTTCTTCTAACTGTTTGGCTTTACCTATACATTGATCCATGTGTATTATCTCAGTAAATGGGATAGTATTATTATTCTCCATTACTTCCCTAATACATTCAAGTTTTTCAGAAAGCTTTACTTTCGGTGTTGTTTCTTCTTTCATTGTTTTTTAGTTTATATGTAATGCTCTAAATGTGGCTGTACTACTGTAGTTGTTGTCGTTCTTATCGCCTTAGTATGCTTTAGCTTCGTTCCTAATTCTGCGTATCTATCTAAGTAGTATTGGCTGGCTTCTTTTTCGTCTGCGATATGCTTGTCTACTATTTTGCCATCATAATCAATAGTGGTGATTGTAGTAATTGTCATTTTGGTGGTCATAATTCAGTTTTTAAAAGCTGCCCATTACAGGCAGCTATATTGGTTAATAATTACGATAATTCACATTCTGAACTAGAAGGATTAGTCTGGAAAGTAATAGGCGCATAATCCGTTTGGTAATTAGTCAGCCCCTTACAGATAATCCACGCTGTAGGTTGAACTTCTTTTTCTGGATAGGACACCTGTATCCATATATCTAATCCGTTTATAGTCGCTAAATCAGAAGCTTTAAAATGTTGAGCCGTTCCCGCATCAACTTCTTTGTAGTAGAATCCTACCAATTCCGAATCGTTTGCTACAAGTATGTAGTAAAATGTTTGCCTAGAATTATTAAAGACAGACACATCTCCCGGATCAACCCCAACTCCAGGATAAGCTGTTATTTCTATCATTCTTATTCCTCCAGCTAATTCACATTCGCCTACATCTGGATTTATCTGAAACGATATTGCCGTGTAAAAATCTTGATAATCCGTTAAAAGATCACACAATTCTACACCGTCAGCAGTTATTTTAATCGCTGTTCCGTTAATTTCTGTTAAGTCCTCCAGTAAGAAGTGTTTAGACTCTCCAGCAGGTATACTACCGAAATTAAGGACTTCGCCGTTTGCACTCACCAGATTAAAGTCGTAGCTTTTATCTGAGTTGTTTGTTGCGTTTACAGATCCGTCCGCACCGCTTAGCCCATCATGGGCACTATTCTTTAAATTTTCCATCGTTTTATATTTTAAATGGATTTTGTGGAATTATCTCCTTCTCAGGTTAGAGGAGTGTTATTTTGTTTCTTATTTCTACTCTTTAAAGTTTAACAATTCATCTGGCGTTCCCTCGAAAATATCATCCACTTTTATAATAATTTTGCTATTTACTAATCTCACTTCATAATTATAAGATTCGACACCGTCCATGTGTGACATATAAAAACCCCCCACCGTTTTTTTAAATTTAACGACATATTGAGCGGCTAAACAGCACATTCCGTTAGCATAGCCCTGTTCCATTGTTTGGTTAACTCCAATTCCGTTCACAATTGTCTTCCCGTTTAAGAACTTAGCTAATTCAAAACCAACACCAGTCATATACCCGTCAAACTGATGGTAGACACACATAACGCATTCATTATTGTCTTCACTAAATTCGTTGTAAAATTTTACTGTACTTCTTGTTCCCATGATTATTTTTAGTTTAATATTAATTGATATGATTTTAAAGCTTTGTTTGTCAATTTTTAAGGTCCGTACCGTGTATCTTGTTAATTAAATCTAGTGCTAATTTTTCAGATTCATCGTGCTTTAATTTTGTGGCCCTCCAGATAAAAATTGCCGCTTGATATATGTTGTTTTCCACAACACTGAACGCTATCATCTGAGTAGAATAATCTTTAATAGACGTATCAAGATGAAACAAGTTAAGTGCGTCTATTTCTTTTGTCGCTTCCACTATCATTTCTTTTTCTTTTTGGCTTTGGTATCTCATAGTGTTTAGTCTTAAATCACTTTATATCCTTTAGCCAAGTACCATCCAGTACAAAAAGAATCAGCAGCTAATTGTTCCAAATCTCCTTGGTCTGAGTTTTTAATGCCGGTTGCCTGATAATTTATACCTTCACCTAAATACTTTTTTAATTCTTTTTCGTATTCTTTGGTTTCTTTGTCTTCTTCGTAAATTACTTTTGTTTTCATAGTGTTTTGTTAAATTATTAATAAATGTTTTAGTATTGTATTGATAAATCAGTTTCAAGTAGGTTTTGAATTTCCACTATATTCTGAACTGAAGTTTTGAATTCGTCATTACTTTCTAAGTACATATTTTTGATTTCAACCTCAGTATCCAAAATATCATAACGAGAATAAGGAGGAGTGAATCTGTCACCAGAATCGTACACGTGTTCAAACTGTAATTGGAAAGAAATTTCGACTGATAATTTTAATCCGTTGTATTGTAAACTAACAAACCAAGATTCCTCTGAATGATTTGTATTTTCAATGTCAGTAATTAATTTTAATTCTGAATCCCAGTTGATGTTTGTTAATGTTGTCATAATGTTAGCCCTTTTTTGTAGTGGTGATTTCCTTACTACCCTACAAACTTACACAACTTTTAATTCTTACACAACTTCTTACACAACTATTTTTAGAATAACTTTAATAATCCAATGTTTATAGGGGTTTATAGATAATAAAAAAGCCATCCAAATTAATGGATGGCTTAATTAAATTTACAAAGGGCTAACTTTGATTAAATTCAAGTCAAATATACTACTATTTTTGATATAAAAGAAGCCCTCAACATCGAGGGCTTTGGTAAAATTATTAGGAACCCAAAGACACTTATTTATTTTTGATTTTCCTATACTTCTCGAAACCTCTTGAACCAAAATAAGCAATATACACGACCACTAAAAGATGCTCTAACAATTGTATGTAACTTTGTTTTACATCAAAATTGAAGCTTTCAATACTGTCGTTAATAACGATGGCAGACATAAACAGTGTTAAGAACCCTAGAGCCATAGGACGTATGTTTTTACTTAACCAGCTATCACTAACCATATCTGCCGACCATCTCTTAGATACTTCTTTAGCCTCTTCAATATCCATTTCAAGAAGCTTTAACGCCATTTCTTTGTCTTCTGTCGACATTTGATTGTTTCCGGATATTGCGCTTGCTAAACCTTTCAACGATTCAATGCCAGTTAATCCAGACACAACCGTCAATAATTCAGGAGCAACCTTTTTTAAGAAGTTGCCTATCCTTGTTTTTCCGTGTTCGTCTTTATATTTCCCCATAATATTTAATTGTTTCAATTATTATCTCTCTGTATTTGGACATATCGAACCGATGGCAATCTGCTTCATTTGATCCAAAAAATGGTTCTAAAATAATCGCAGATCCTTTTGTTTTTTGAAGGAAACCAAACCCATTCCCCCCGCTAATTAACTTAACATCTCTATTCCTGTAGCACAAATCACGCGACATTAACTCGCAAAAGTACTGGCCGACCTGAGCCATCTTTTTATTAGTGTAGTAAACTAACGCCTCCGCTCCATGTGCCTGAGTAGATCCAGCACTATTAAAGTGCAACTCAAAAACAAGGTCATAATCTTTCGTTTTTACAGACATCTTATTCTGTCTATTCAAATACCCTTTAGAGGTGTCGTGAACGAACTTATCGCCGACGTCACATAGATAATTATCGTAGAATTCATTCCAGAGACTATACTCTGAAACGTTTAATACGTATGAATAAGCCCCTTTTGCTACTCTATGATGCCCGATAACAAAGGCAACTTTTGGTTTTTTCATGGTCTCTGTTTTAGTTGGTTTTTAAATTCGTCAATTTCAATTTCTTGTCTCGATATTGTTTTGTCTCTTAGCCTAATAGTGTCTTGATGTTTTAAGCTGTCATTTTCCCACATTAAACGGTTCTCTTCTTTTTGTTCTATAATCTTGTCTTTGTCCTTGTTTTGTGTTATTGATATTCTGACAGTGGTTTCTAGTTCATCAATGGTTAATTGCATAGAATTCAGTTTTAACTCGAATCTGTCGTTTTTATCTTTTATTATTGATTTTAAGTCTTCAATCTGTTTTTCGTAGAATTCTTGCCACTTCAAAAAGTTCTCTATCTCTTCTTTTCCTTTTCCTAACCAATTTTTTAAAAGAATTATAGCTATGCCAGGCCCTACAAAAAAACCAATAGCCTTAACTATGTACATTATTTCACCGAAAACCATTTCTTAATTTTATAAATATTCGTCTGATAATGAAATTAAGATCTTTTTCAAAAGGCAACAATATAAACCAAGAACTAGTAATGCAAAAGTCAGTAGATGTGTATCCGCCAAAATTATAAACCTCATTGTATAAATGAGAGATCATGAATATTAACAAAAATAAGGTTAACGAAGTCCTTTCTGCTAGAAATAAATGTATTACCACGAATAAAATAGCTAATGATTTACCGATAAAGTAAAATTCTTTTCTCAACATCAGATCATCTATCTGACTATTTCCATAATTAGCAGTCATAAATAAAACTGCAAATACCCATATGAACTTATCTTTTAGCAAGGTCTTTGCGAAAGTTTATTCGCTGCGTTTAAGTCAAGAATTAATTGATCGTTATCTTCGCTACTTAAAGCGTTTGCAGATGAAAGAGAGTTATTTACCTCGGTGATTTCCGCCTCAGATATAAGTCCTTGTACCGTATCATGTAGCTTTTGGCCAGCGTTTGCATGAATGTTCCATCTAGCTCTTTGTGCTGCTGTAAAATTGTTAATTGTGTCTTTTAATTCCATTGGTTTAAATTTATTTGTTAATAATTGTTTTTTTACTGGTTCTTTAATTAATAAGCTATCACTCTCTATCTGGTTTAGCAAGTTAATAAATGCCATGTGAGTATTCTTCGCTAATTCCCTGTTTTCTGATACAGATATTTGATTGGCAAGCAATCCAATAGTCGAGTCTAATGACGCGACTAGTAATTTTTTTTGTTCTTCGTATGTCATATCTTGTCTTAAATTATATCTATAAATCCTACACCAATATATCCCTCTAGAATGTCTTTTAACCATCCTTCCACTAGTGTTCTTGAGTTGGGGTTATTCAGCATCATTGTCCATAAGCCAAAGTTTACTTCTAATGTCTGGGTGTATACGAATTCGTCAATCTTCTGTATGTGGTCCTTTTTATCTACCACGGCTTGAGCATCGACATAATGATACATCTTAAATACCACGAAATATTTTTCATCTATTTCATTCTGCGATATATTAGGCTTAATTATTGAGCCAGATGCAATAGTGTCACCGTCTGGTCTAGTTAGCTGCTTGTTTATTTGTAATGGCATATCTAATTTTTTTTAAAGTTAATAAAATTTACGCACTTGTAACGGCCTCCCACACCGTTGTAAATACGTTTAATTTACTGGTAGTAGTATTGTATATAATTAAAGATGCTGGAGGGGATACTATATTGTCTCTTTGTGTTGTCGTCATTTTTGGAGGAGAAAACCCCGTCGTTGTGCTAACCATATCAAGCAACGCAGCACGGTTAGGGGTAACTGTTCCGATTCCCATATTACCACCCATAAACGAAGCAACTACAGGGGTGTTAGTTATTGTACCGGTGTTTATTATCGCTACCTCTAGAGCGGTTACATCTGTAGCGGTGCCGTTACTATTAATATTGCACAAAGACTTGAAGCCAATCATTTTAGTAGCTGTAGCTGCGCCAGCAGAAGTGGCTAATATATTCTCGGCAGATAGACCAAATGTAATATTTGAAGATACTGCAGAACCACCGACATGTGCGTTTTGAAATAGACCGCCATATGTTATTCCTGTATGCGCCTTATTATTTATATGAACCAGTGCACGAACTCCATAGGAAGTAATGCCATTGCTACCTATATTAACAGTATGGTTGCCTCCGAACATCGTAGCCTGATCACTGGTTATTATTGTTTTTATACCAGACACGAACCCTCCAAGTCCTCCAGCACCAGAAAAAGTATTGGTGTGGTACCCAGCTATATCACCCTCTTTGCTAGACATTAGGGCGTGATAAGCATTTGCATTTGGGCTAATAGTATCAAGTCCTATATTGGAAGTTCCAAGGTTTGAACCTGCGGCAGAGCCTATTATAATAGATGCGTTATTTACATGTCTAAGTATATTTGTCCCATCTAAATTGACCGAATTCATAGAGTAGCTTACCGCCGAATTATCGGGTGCTTTTATTCCTAATTGAGTTCCGTTAAGCTGAGTTGCCCCGCCCATGCTGGTAAAACCTCCAGACGAATTAAGAAATACACCGGCAGAATCGGTTAATGATAATTCACCGCTTTGATCGGCTTGATTGAATCGCAACCTTGCTCGTTCTGTGTCATTGAATGCGTTTACTGTAAAGCCTCTCTCTGTTAATTCTCCGGTGTTTACAATAACATCCCCATCGATCCATTTAGTGAAAAATGTTGCGGCAGTAATTATTCTGTCAGACAATAAAGTACCGTCTAAATTATATATATTCTTTACAACTGTACCTAGATAGGTTATAAAAGTATCAAGTTCGGCCCCTTGACTTTCGTCATAAGTAGTCCCTCCATCTTCCGTGTTGGATATGTCTATTTTATCTTTGTCGTGAAATACTGTTTTTAAGTTATAACCACTTACTTTATCACCCATAATTTCTAATTGTTTCGTTTTAAGATGTCGTCAGCCTTCTCTGAGAATGTTAATTCTAAGATTGGCCTTGTTGTTTTTCCTATATCTGGTTTTTCAATACTGTCATTTACTACTGAAATCCTTCTAAAAATATCCTCGTTTATAATGTTGTAGTCGGTTATCAATAACTCATTTGCAAGTACAAAATCCCTAGTTAATGATAAATAGATAGATCGATCAATACGCTGTGTTTTCAATAAATATTTTGGGCTCGTTTTAGCTGTGATCTGTTTTAATTTCTGGTCAACATTTCTATATCTATCGGCTACTTTTTGCGGATTTTCTTCAGTAAACCTTCCGCGTACCCTTAAAGATTGAGAAAGGTTTAAACCAGTAAAATCGAATTGGCTCCTTAAAATATTGCCGTTTTGAACCCATTCAATTCTAACCGTTTGATTTGCGGCTTGATCTGAGTAGGGGAATAGGTTGTATTTATGGGTTTCAACCGTTGTGGTTACCCCTAAGATGTTTAAATCGGTCTCAAATTTATAAATACCACCCCCGTGTAAGGTTAAAACCTTCTCCCATTCAACTGTAAAAGCAACATACAATTGTTGTTCAGGCGTTCCATTAACAAAACCATTAGTAAAAATACCAAAAGTGTTATCAACAATTGTAGCTATTACTGTATTATCCTTCAATAACTTGATAGTAACCGTGTCGGCTGGTATTAACCTCCTAAAAATTAACGTGTTTCTATCGTTTTTCCAAAAATCGGTTGAAACAAGGTCGCCAAAAACTTTTTCAATGTATTCGCATTCAAATTTGCAATAACAAAAAGAGTTTACATTTTGCGGCGTAACCTCTGGTAATACATCAGCAAGTATCTTGACCGCCATACCTGAAAAGGCTGGCTGTGGACTACTATTTGGAAGGTTTATAACTACGGTCATTCGATTACTTTTTGTACACCTTGTTCGGTATCTTTTAATACTCCTTGTTCGGTTTCTTTTCCCTCTATTATTATAACGTCTTTGATTCTTCCAGATAAATTATACTTCTTACCTGGTATTATCTGAGTATTGTCGGTCAATCCTTCCGTTATTACATCACCACCAACTATGTTAACCGTTAATTGTGTTTGAGCCGAACTAGGTATTAGTCTATTTGGCACTGGAAAAGGATTTATACTACTCAATTCGTCCATATTGTACCCTAATTGCAACGCTTCTTCTATCCTATGGATAGCGTAAACATTTGCAATACTAGTAATTGGAGGCGATACATTGGCCCACGTGATCTTAAATGGAGTGTCTAGCCCTGTCAATACTGCACCTCCTAAATTGGCTGCTGTGACAGGATGGAAGGTCTCAACAGTACCTACCCAATCAGGTGTTATATTACCATCTTCATCATAATCATGGACGGTCAACACAGGACTCAATAATTGATATGGAGTTGTGCCGGGCACACCAGTAGGGCTTACACCGTCAACACTTGCGGTAATCTCCATTTTAATACCATAACCATTCAAAGCTGAATAATTACTAGATTTTAGATTGAAATTATTATTTGGTTTTGAAGCGTCAAAGAATATGGTGTCAACCGTAGCGTTTGGAATCCAATCTTGCCAACTTACTTTTTGTGCAAAAGTACCTCCATAACTCTGCAAACCTGCCGCATTGGATCCTATACTTAAAGTAACACCGTTGAATTGACTTCCAGGAGCTAAATTATAGCCTCTATTGGTGTTTACGTTCAATTGCTGTATACCTCCAGAAACAACAGCACCAGCGACATTATATGGAAACGTATCTAAGATGATTATCTGACCATTAGAAGTATTATGAGCAATTAGGTTAAATTCTAAACTTTTTATTACTGCAGACTTATTCGTATCTAAAAAGAAGTTAAATTTAATGGCAAATCCATCTTCAATCCACGCTCTTAAATCTGTATGGCCACCTGTAGTGACTATATCTTCATCGTGTGGGAAAAATTTAAAGAAGTTAAAATCCATTAACCCTAGAATATCTGCGCTTTCGTCATAGTCCACAATTGGCGCCCTTAACATAACCCTATTACTGTTTGCGTTCGTCTTTGTGTTGTCGCCTAACTGAACCCCTAAGACGAACCCAAAAGGAGCTTGCGCGAACTTTCCAGATAAGAAATTTCTTTGGTTTGTTGAGTAATCAACATCGCATTCTATCTCTAATTTCCCCGATACGATAGTCGCACTAATTGCTTGTATGAAATCTTGTCCAGATGCTCCTATTCCTTGACTATCTATTGCCCTATCATAAATAAAATTAGATTTAAGATTGGTTAAATTTGTGTTTTGATATTCAATTTGTTCTGGCAATTGAGAGATGTAAATCCCATATCGTTCACCTGCAATAAATGGTGTGCCCGTAGTACTACAGGTTATTCTAATTTTGGTCTTAGCTCCTATTATTATTCCACTTGCCGTCGCTGTTGTGGCAAAGTCCTCATAAGTAATCGCGTCGATTGCGTAAACATTTTGAAAGCCGTTAAAATTTATGCCGTACGATCCAACGCTACCTAATGTTTGATCCCAAACAATAGTAGTCTTTGTGTTTGGGTTCGAAAAATCGTTCATAAAATCAGCCTTGAAAGTATATTTCAAAGACTCGCCATTGGCAAAATTAGGAGGTAAAATGTTGTTTTGCAACAAAGATAATTCACCGGCTAGATACCAAGGCGCAATTGTAAATTCATGCTCAATCTCATAAATATTATTAAACCCAGACGGACCAACTCTTCTTACTCGAACCGTTCCAGTTACCCAGTCAAGCGGATTTCCCAACCTTATCATTGTCTGGAAAGATCCTGTAATATCTGAAGCCGCATAAAATGACTGAGCATTTCCAGATACTTTCGATGTTTTATTAAAATTCTCTGAATTTTTCACTAATCCAAAGCTGTACTCTAAGGCCTTAGGGAATCCTAAACTCTCGATTATTATATGAACAGTGTCAGCAAGTATAGGCAATGGAGGAGGCGCATTATCTAACAAAATCACCATAGTATTACTACTAATAAAAGTGACCGTCCCATTTGGAAAAACGAACGTACCAGTGGATAATACTACAATTGTAAGGTTACATTTGTCAGTTACACTCCATCCATCATCAACAACAAGATCGGCACTAGTTGATATAACCGTTACCACACTTCCAGACACGGAGACCGTCCAAGTTAAAGTGGAGGGGTCTGCTGTGTCCGTCGCTAATATTTCTGATCTCCATCCTATCTCAATAAGTTGAATAGTCTTGGTGTTTTCCATGACTAATCCCGTAAGATTAGCCGTAGTGTCTCCAGTATTGGCGGTAAATCCTATATCATTCTTAAACTCACTTAAGAACTTTATTTCTTGTATGATTTCAGTTTTTGGCAAGGCTTTCTATTTCGTTTAGTTCTTTGATGCATTGATGGATAGCAGCCGAATCATTTTTTTTTACTGCCTCATTCATCCTTTTTTTAATTGATTGAATCTTACTTTTGTAAATTGAATCCGGCTCATCTCTTATGTCGTTGTCAATTCCGACAAAAGATGTTAGTGATTTTTCTAGCATTTTTACGGCTAAATCTTTTATTGGCTCAAATTCGTTCATACTTCTATAAATGTTTCTTTTAAGTTTGGCGCATATATTTGTCTAATCCAAAAACTAATTATTGCAAAATCCTGCGACATTGTCCAATCAATATTTGTTATTTTACCTTTTCTATTCAGATTGTCAGTAAAAAAACTATTGTCAACTAATTGGTTAAAGTTAATTAATCCAAATGGAATGCGAATATTTTCAAAAGTTATTTTTTGAGCTTGGAAATTATCCTGAACAAAACTAGTCTCTTTCCAATACTTTTGTTCCATCAATTTTGCACTAAAAAGGGTCTTATGATTAGCCGGTATCTTACCCGTTCCGTTCGTAAAAATGAGTTTTGGCAAGGTATGAGAATTATCGGATACCCTCAATTGTCCTACTTTGTTCTTTATACTCGTTGCGAAGCTTGTTCCATTTCCGAGGATCCCTGTGATTTCATCAACTGCCTCGGCAACAATTAATAATTTCTTTTCGATTGCGTTCAATTCATCTTTACGGCTTCCTAATGCCCACGGTATTCTAATATGATTAACTCCAGGTAAGTCCTTGGCCTCCAAATTTACCGTTTGAATAGCGTCTGTAATCCGCTCTATACCCCTGCCTTTGTCGTCGTCGATGGTCCAATCATCACGCCTATCTATAGCAAATGAAAATATAAAATTACTTTTGAATTCGTCAGTGTTAAATTTTTGTTGCTCCAAAAGCACATCCGGTAACACAAACGTACTTGTGCTTTGCCAAAAAGGATTATTGAAAGATTCGAAATGCACGTTATTACCTCTTACAGCAAACTTCCCATACACTAAATTCTTTATTACACTAACAAAATCTAAACAGTTATTGCCAAAATCAACTGAATTAGGGATTCCGCTTGGAGTTCCTTTCAGCTTAGTTATAAATCCAGTTGATAAACTAACATCATCCTGACGCGGATTAGAAGGTAAAAAAACTACCCTGTCTAATTCGGTAACTGTACTCACCAAAGTTAACCCCAAATGATTAAAAATTATTTCCATTCCACGTCTGAGCGTCATAACTCTGTGTGTCCTAGAAGGTGGTACCAAGGATTCAATCAACTGCTTTCCAAGGTTTATTATTGCTATGGCAAGAATAAGCGTGTAAGCTATGTTAATAAGAGTCTTAGCAGCTAACAATATGGCCGCCCCAATTGATCCAAATGTGCCGGATGCAGCAGTACTAACCACCTCTGTAACTAGATAAGATATTCTTTGTATTGATTCAATAAACTCTTTTATCATCATAAATAGAGTAATACCCGCAATTATAAGTTCAATCAGATTAAGCTTCTTAACAACCCCATAATCCATATCAATATAATCTGGATTCCCAACCTTACCGGCACCCTCTAAAAACGTCCAAGTCAACGCCTCCAATCTTTCTTCCAACGAATTTAATCCGTTTCTCTTTTGGATATTCGCAACGACACTACCATCTTCCAATAAAGCTACATCACGAGACATTTGCACAAATCCATCAAACACATCTAAGGACAAACTATTGTTTTGCGCTCCAATTTTAAACGGTACTCCTTCAAATATTCCAGGGAACCCCACATCTATTTCATTGCGTAATATCTTGGCAGCATCTAAAACGAACCTGAATGAGTCAAAAGTAATATTGGCCTGTACGCTCTCATTATCAAATGAAGCTACGACACTTATGTCCTCCCATTCTACAGGCGCGTTTATCACTTGGCCTTTAAGCTGAAAAGATAAATCGGTATTTATTGTGTTAAGGGCCATTAGAAAATGCTACGTTGTTTTGAAGTTGTTCGAACTATCTTATTTTTAGAAACCATCACGGTGGTGATTTGGTTCAGTATTCTGTTGAATTTAACATCATCCAAAACAGGTTGGTTTTCAATTGCTTTCTCAATCCTAAGGTTAGTACTGATAATAGCCTTTTGCATTGAATCAAATTTGTTTAAAACCTGTTCATTACTGCTCCAATTAGTATTAACTTCTATTGCTTTGGGTTGATTGAAATCTATCATGTAACCAAGTAAACCAGAATTATAATCATGTACTATGTCGGCGGCTTGATCGTTGCTTACACCGCCCATTTTAGCGTTATTGGCGCCATCAACAATACGTTCAGTTCCATCTGCGCGAATAACATAACCATCCCTACCAGATAAATGAGGTTTACCTAATGAGTCAGCTACATTTTCAGTCCCCTCAAAGAATGTCGGCAATGCTTCGATGATAGCTGGTAACGCTCCCAATATTACGCTAGTCTCTAGTACTGCTTCCCCAGGGGATTTACCCTCCTCAATCAATGCGCTAAATATTTTGAATCCTGCACTAATAAGTTCTTGCCGCCTTTCCTCTTCTTGCTTTTGGCGTTTTATTTCAGCGGCTCTTTTCTCTTCCGCAAGTATACTTTCATCGGCTCCCACAACTTCTTTTTCTGCTAACTTTTCAAGTCTGTCTTGTTGCTTCTCACTAGCTTCCAATTCTTCGTCTAAAGCCTCTAATCTCTTGTCGGATCTTGCCTGTAAAGATTCGTCAATCTTGTCTAATATAGCTTTTGATATGTCGCTTAAATCTTCTGTCCTTTGGTCGGCAAACTTAAATAACTGTTCTCGTTGGGCCTTTAGTTGCTCTATTCTTAATTGGTCCTCTTCTCTGTTGGCTATTCTTAAAAGCTCTAATTCATCATCAATCTGTTTCTTTTTTATAGCTAGGAATTGCGCTGCTTTTTCTTCTTCAAATTCTGCCTCAGTTTTAAATCCAGATCTTCTTTGCTCAAATTCTGCCTTGGCCAAATCAGCGTCCAGCTTTAATGCTCGTTGTCCTTTCCTTATTTCTAAATTAGTTTCAAAATCTTCTAACCTTTGCTCTTCTAATAGTATTAAAGATTCTTTTTCTGCTCGCGTAGTCCTTGCGTTAGTTCTTATTAATTCAATGAGTTTTTCACTCCTAGCTCTTTCTAAAGCTATCCTTCTTTCTGTGCTGTCTTCGATGAGTTTGATTTGTTGTTTTTCAAACTCTTCACGTGTAGATGTTACTATTCTTAATAATCTGTCCAACTCTTCTTTTTCGAATCCTATTTCAAAATTTAATGATAATAATTCGACTTCGCTTGTGGCGCGTTGTATTTGCTCGTTTAAGTCTGATATAGCTTTTCTTTGCAACTCAATTAATCCTGTTAGTTCTCTTGTCTTCTTTATTTTATTACCCGTATCGACATCTTCGTCTTGATTGACTTTGATATTTTCTTCAACTATTCTTTTGCGCTCTCTAAGAATTATTATTTCCCTAGCAATAAGATCTAGTTCGGTCTTTTTTATAAGTCCAGATTTAACTACTGTTCTTAACTCTTTTGTTGTTAGGTTTTCTAAATCTTGTCTAGTTCTTAGTACGTTTAAAACTAGTTTACTGCTTTCTTCGAATGTTTCGTTTTGATTTCTTTGGGAAACAGTTAACTTTTTTAGTTCATTATCAAAAAATCCAGTATCGTTTATAAAATTTTGCCAAGTCGTTTGGTTTTCTTTTATTATAACTATCTGTTCCTTTATTGTTTTGTTATGCAGTAGATTAGCCTTTCCATTTTCTATTAAGTTTTTTGTCCCTTCAAATATAAATTTGTTTAAAAATTCTTGCCTGTCAGATAGTATGATATTAGTTCCAATACTTTTTTCATTGACTTCTTCAACAGCCTTTTGAATAAGAGATCTTTCTAGGAGATTTTTATTTACCGCCTGTATTGCTTCGTTAAGATTATCCTCACTAATTACATTAAACCCTAAATTCTTTAATAATGTAGGATATTTAGAATTTAATTCATCCATTATTTTAATCCTTGTAGATGAATTAGTGTTAACATCATTAAGTGATACGGTTAAAGATATTAAACTGTCTGCCTGCTCTTCTAATTTGTCACTCAACTGCTCTAATGGTGTTAAGGCTTGAAGAATGCCAGAAGCAAACGAAATAAACCCAGACGTTATATCAAATATAACACCCTCACCATTTTCGATGCGTATCAAGAACTTCTCCCAGGTCGAATCAAGTATTTTCAATTCAGCGTCCATCGCCTTTAATTGTTCATCAGTCAACTTCTTAAGGCTTCCCTCAGACAAGTTATCAAACTCATTGGTCAATCGTGCAATTTCTTTCCGATTTTTAGACAGGATAATCCCTAATGCAGCTGCTTCTTTACCAAAATCTTTATTCGCTATCTGTAATATTCTGTTACTAGACGCTCCACTTTCTTGCGCCTTATTTATCCTGTCCAAAGCCCCTTCAAGGGTATTTCCGTCTGTGGCTAACTTAATGAAAGAACTGTTTAATAAACGACCAGCCCTAGCAGCTTTTACATTGTTATCTTGTAAGACTCCGATCAACGCGCCCGTTTTGCCAAGTGTAAAATTCAAAACGTTCGCGGTAGATGCCACGAACCCGAAAGAGTCCTTAATCCTTTGGAAATTTAATGATGTAGATGTTCTGATTTTTGCAATTGTATCTGCAAATTTTTGCCCTGAATCAGCCCCTTTTTCAAAAGCGTTCAATAACCCTACTAGTAATTCCCCTGATTCATCAGAGGTCGCTTGTAAGGCAATAGATAGGTTGTTGGTAGGCTTCAACAGCCTGTTTACCTCCTTATCTGTTTTACCTAAAGCAAAGAGTGTAGTCGCTAATTTGGCAACTTCGTTTGAGGTTTTAATTGATTCTCCAGCAACATCAATTATCCTTTCCTCTGTACCTTTTAACTCCGTTCTGGTTTTTCCTGCAATACCAGCAAGGTTCTGCATTTCTTTGTCAAACTCTCTTATACTATTGAATCCCGCTCTGAAAGCCCTGAATAAAGCAAAAGCCCCGCCAGTAAGAGCAATTAATCTTATTCCTGCTGCAGTAAATGAGCTGGTCATCCTTTCAGTAAAATTGGACGTACTTCGAATAGCTCCTTTCAGCTTATCCAGTGCAATACGCTGCTCTTCTATCCTTTTCTTTAGTTGACCACCAATCTTTGAATTATTAAGCTGTGAGTCGCTTAATTCGTTATATCTGCGTATATTTTTCCTTAGCTCTAAAGATGTTCGGGCAATACTGCCTACTTGTAATGCGTTTATCTTTGCATTTTCCCTATTGGCTGCGTTTTGTCTGTTTGTCGCTTCTCTTAATGCGGCAATATCTTTTGATTGGGTTTTTCTTGATTGACTTAGTTTCTTCTGAGAAAGGATGATTTCATCATCAATAGCTAATTTAGCTTTAAACGCTTCGTTAGTCTTTTTTATTCCCTCCTGTACCTTGTTAAGATCACTAATAGTTTTAGGGTCTATATCAATAAAATCTTTATTAATTTTAGCTTGTTCTTTCAATAAGGCGTTGGACATCTCCAGAACCTTAATTAACGCTTCTGCCTCTGTAATAAGGGGTTTGTAAATACCCTTTTCGTACAGTTCTCCTTCACCTTTAATTATCGCCATTGGTATCGTTTAAGGTGCGTAAATAGTTATTGAACTTGTAAACGGTAATGCCCTGCTCATCAATCGGGAATCCTTGTTTTTTTTCAAGATGTACTACCAAACTTTGAAAAGTCATTCGTTTAGTGGATTTTTTTATGATATATTCCAGATCCTTTTCGGCCATTGTGATAAATGTTAATAGTGTTCTGTCACCATCTATTATGAACTCATTTTTTAATTCTGCAATTTCCTTTTTCTTTGCCAGTAGCTCTGAAAAATCTTCACTCCATCCGAATTCCTCAATAAATTCATTATAGATATTATTAAAGCACTCTTTAAGATAATCAGAGGAATCAATATCCCCTTTCTTATAAAATGGGAGCTTTTTTAAATAGATGAAATTATCAGTCGCATGTATCTTATTCCAATTCCATTGTGGAAGATCGCGTATAGAAGTGAATAGGTCATGACAATAGTACTCTTCTGATTGCTTCGATGAGCTTATTCCGAACAATCTCCCTAAGAATATTCTTGTTTTTCTCCTGTAAGCCTTCCAAATTCGAACCATAATCATCTTCTAAATTAGTGTCTTCTTTTTTTGGGTCTGAACTTATTACAAATAAATCAGGGCCCAATGTAAGTTGGTAACTATCGTAATACTCACCAGTATCTAATAAAATTGGACTACCTCCAGCTTTCTTGTTTACTGTTTTTCCTCCAAAACTAAAAGACCTACCAACATTCAAAAACTCTGTCGTAAACGAGTAACCTCCCCCGATCTTTTCCAGTTTAACCCCAATTGAATCCTCACCATCAAATAATTGGCTCTTATTCATATCGAGTATAAACTTTTGTAGGCCCTTATCGGCTAGGATTGCATTAAACATTTTACTCGCGTCTAATGATATTGCAGCCCTAACCGATCTTAGTAACCTATCTTGCATTATCCTTTCCTATTTCTTACAATCCATGCATAAACAGTATCAAGATCATGGGGTAATTTACCCTTGTATTGTTTCTTGAATTCCGTTTTGCTCATGTCTTTGAACGCCTTAGGATTAAGGATCTTTGCAAATTGTTGTTCTTGCTTTTTCTTTCTTTCGGCAAGAACCTTTTTTTCAGCTTCTGTCATGGCTTATGGTATTATGTAAGTAAATGGAACCATTGCAAATTTTGATTTAAACATGGCAACTTGGATAATATCCGTGGACACCGCACCGGCCGCAATTATCATATCATATTCCCCTAATGATCCAGCTACAGGAATTAATGAAGAAACGGCAACCTGTGTCGCGGTACTTACATTGAATACTGTTGACGTGGTTACTCCTAAATCACTGCTCAAGTCAGCCGCAATTAATGAGGCAAACGGATCACTGTTTGGGAAGTTACCGTAAATAAATGTAGCGTTTATTCTGACGGTCGTAGCAGTTATTACAGGGGTTGTTAATCCCTCACCTACAACTTGAATTAAACCTTTTTTTAACAACATATTAGTCCCAATGTTCTTTGAGTTAATTTGAATAAGGTTTTCATCGCGTACTAACTCATTTACTGCAAAGGTAATAGTTACTGCATTTAATTCGGTTTTAGTCTTTTTAACAACTCCAGCGAATAAAGTACCCGTTTCAATTGCAACAGGCAACATTTCACTGCCATCTTTAGTTCCTATACCTGCTATTCCTCCAGATAGTGTTATCTCAAATTCGCTCATATCGAGACATTGGAACGAATTAATTACACCAGCAAAAACGGGTGACCCTAATTTATCAAAGAACGAACCCGCAAAAGTTCTTACTCCTTGGTCAACGATCTTTGGTATTCCATCAACATCAAATGTTACTGGTTCCGCTCTAACATCAATTACGGTGTTAATTTTTGGAGTGATAAACCACCTTTTTGATGAGTCCCGCTCATCTATTTTACCCTGAATAAAAGAATCAGGAAGTTTGCCAGCTACAAAATCAGTGGCTTTGATGGAATTTACTGTACCATCGTTGGCAATTGTTTGGACAAGAATCATGAATGAGGTCCTGTCAGTTATTGGTACACATGCTGGGACTCCTGTATTCCGCCCGCCGTCACCACATTCGCATTCTTCGAAGAAAAACATAGTTTTTAATTTTTAGTTATTATTATTATTATTAAGTTATTTTTATTTAAAAATCTCGCCTACCAGATCTACCGATAAACTTAACATCACCAGCCGCAACCCCAGTTGCATCTAATCTTGTTGCATTCTTTTTGACTAATATAGTACAGATCCACGACCCGTCACCAGTATCTGCAAATACCTCTGGATCTTCTGTTAAAAATCCAGACTCTGCTGCTGCAAGATTGGCATAAGCTACAGTGCCGTAATAACCAACCATATCACCAGTTTGACAAAATTGGATTACTCTAATTGCTGTAAAGTTATTTGTAGGAACAGCGTCCAATGTGCCAGCGTTGTTGAATCTTGCTGGGTCTATCTGTGGTAGCGCTCCTTGCTGTATAGAATCTATAACAAATAGACCCCCAGTATCTGCATAGGATAAAAACAAACTTCCCAGTGTTCCCGTAAAAGCGAAAACAGTTTCGCCAAGTGTACTACACTGGTTAGGTGAATTAGGGTTTACTAAAAATCCTCGTCCTAATTGGTTATGATCGCCCGGGGTCACTCCAATAGTCAAATTATTATTATTACCGTTCACAACTGACCCTAATGTTTTCTGACCGCCTCCGCCGATTAGTTCAGCCATTTCATCCACGGAACTTCCGTAAGCCACTAAAGGCGCGAATACAACCCTAGATATTACGCCGGCATCCATAACCACGTTTCCTACATGAGGGGACTCTGTCACGTCGCCTGGCAATACACCTATTTCGTTAAAAACGTACTCTCCCTTTTTGTCAATATGTATGTGTACAACCTGATCCCCACCGCCTGTAATTGTGTGGTCCGTTTGCGGTAAATTTAAACGTGTATTTATCGGTAATTTCGTGGCTATCGACCTCTCTACTATCACAGCCTTAATTGGAGATATTCTGAAAGTTGTAGCAGTCAATATAGTAATAGGATTTACCCCATCTGTTTCTATAGATACGATGCCTGAATGGTGGAAAGATTCATCATCTTCAAATCCTTGTCCTGTATACACGTTACCATTTTCAATTGTGTTAACTAGGGAGACTTCTTTTGTGCTTGTAACATTTGTAGTAAAGGAGCGAACCCCATTTACTAATGCTTGAGGCGCGCCTAAATCTGATGCTCTAATTGTGAATGACCCACCCACATTATTAAGTATTAGGCTAATTAAACCACCTACGTTCCTACCCGCACCATCTGGTATTATTACCTCGAAATCTCGTATAATTGGAGGCGTAATAACTCGGATCGCATCAGCAGCCATTGAAGTTATCGAGATAGTCTTTGCTGTAGACTCTTCCAGAATTGTTATACCAAAATTATCAACATTAAAATCATTTCCTATCCCAGCACTAGAGCCAGACGAGATAGTCACTAAATCAATTGTGTTTGAGTTGTTTGCAATCACAGCGGCCCCGATATCTATCCCGTTAACTATCCATCTAGGGTCTGTAAAATTAATGTCAATAAATACTGAAATATCCAAATAGTCGCCTATTTCAACGAGAGGGATGCCGCCCGTTCCATCTAAGACAACAAGCAATGATCCCTCTGTCTCGTCCACTACAATAAAGTTTGTTGCCGCATCTTTTTTCAAAAGAGCACCAAATCTTTGGTTGGAAGCAGAGGCAGTAGGATTGTTTGCACCACTAACACCCAACCCAATAAAGCATACAATGTCTGATGCGGAAGGCGCAATGCATTTTATTCCTCCACCAAATCCACCCCCAAAAGTGAACATACTAGTCCACTGCTCCGCCGTCACTGTCAACTCTGCGCTAGTTGGAATAGCCACGGTAGTATCTTTCAGACTCCATCGAGTTAAATGTCAACAAAGTAACCATAGGCTCTAACACTAGGCTTGTTGTTGATACTACCATTCAAATAAACGGAGGTGTTCCGGGAGTAGGAAAAGTACTT